TTTAATATTGACAAATTTGGAAATTTTACAGCAAACTTTAATTATTCGTTTAAACAGCCAGACAATGCTTGGAGATATGTTGATTATTCCAACGAAACTTCGATAGCTGCACAAAATGCACGTATGCAATCGATACCCGGAAACAAGGGTGAAATTGTTTCTAACTTCGAAGAATCTAGGAATCAATTTTTAAAGGATTTGGACGAACATCAAAAAATTAACTTTACATTTAATAAACAGATATCGATAAAAGGTCGATGGTAGTTCTTGACAAGTTATTAGAAATGTAGTATAATTATAAAATGTATGATATTGTATTCATAAGTTATGACGAACCTAGTGCAGATGCGAACTACGCTGCTCTTAAGGCTAGATTTCCTATGGCCAAACGTGTGCATGGTGTTAAGGGAATACATCAGGCACACATAAAAGCAGCAAAAAAATGTTTTACTAAAATGTTTTGGATTGTAGACGCTGATGCAATCGTCATGGACGACTTTAATTTTAATTATATTGTTCCTGAACATCAATTAGATCATGTACATGTGTGGAGAGCAAAGAATCCTGTTAATGATCTAGTATATGGATATGGCGGAGTAAAGTTATTTCCTCGTAAACTTACAATAGACATGGATACAAGTAAGTCGGATATGACTACAAGCATTAGTCCGCATTTTATTGCTGTAGAAGAAATTGCAAATATTACAGAATTTAATACAACTCCGTTTGAAGCATGGCGTAGTGCATTCAGAGAATGTGCTAAATTAAGCAGTAAAACAATCTTGAGGCAAAACGATGAAGAAACAGAAAGTAGACTTAATATCTGGTGTACAAAAGGCAGTGAGGAACGCTATGGTGATTTCTCTATTGCTGGTGCTAATGCTGGTAGGGAGTTTGGGATTTCTAATAGGAGCGATCTTAACCTTATAAACAACTTTGATTGGCTAAAGGAGCAGTTTAATGCAGAACATAGCTGATATACGTACAGTCCATATTGAGCTTACTGATAAGTGTCAAGCACAGTGTCCTATGTGTGCTAGAAATTACCACGGCGGCGTAATAAGACCTTTTATCCGCAACGGTGATATGAGTCTAGAACAGTTTAAAGAATGGTTTCCTAGAGACTTTTTAGCACAGCTAGATAATTTTTATAGTTGCGGCAATTATGGCGACCCTGCTTTTGCAAATGATTGTTTAGAAATATATTCATATGTACGAGAATGTAATCCTACAGTAAGATTAGCAATACACACTAATGGAGGCATGCGTAATCCTCAATGGTGGCGCAAGCTCGCACAGTATGATATTGAAGTAATCTTTGCAGTAGATGGATTTAAAGGTAAACATGAACTATATCGTAAAAATACAAAATTTGACAAGGTAATCGAAAACCTAAAAGCATATTGTGATGCAGGTGGACATGCTCGTGTTGACAGTCTTGTATTTGCACATAACGAACATGAAGTAGATGAGTTAGAAGACTACTTGTTAGGCTTAGGAGTACAAAGCGTAAACTTTGTTAGTACTACACGATTCTATGAAATGAAAGAATTTGAAGTGCAAGACAATAACGGCAATGTAGAGTATATGCTTAAACCTGCACAAACAGAAAAATTTAAACGTACTCCTAATAAAAGTTTAAATGCGTTAACTAACGAAATTGTTAGAAATGCAGCAATAGATGCAATAATAATAGAACCTAAGTGTGTTACCGAACAAGGAATATATGTAGACCCGTATGGTAATATATTTCCTTGCTGTTGGTTTGGAGGCGATTATCTAGAACAGCCTATTGAAGAAAAACTACCAATTCATTATCTTAGAAATTTAAGTGTAGAAAATACAAAACAAGTTTTGAAAGAAGTAGGTGTGCCTAACTGCCAAGATGGCGTGTTAGACAGTACAATAAATTTATTTAAAGGACTATCGGAATTTTGGCAAGGTAAAAATAAATGCTTGACTTGTGCAAGGCAATGTAGTAAACTGGTATATAATGATAACAATAAATATTCCTTGGAATAAAATAACAAAGTTTGGACAAAAAACTTTATTAGATACTAATCTATTTACTGTGTCTTGGATTCTTGCAAGATTTTGTAATTACAATTGTAGCTACTGCTGGCCCTATGCTCGCAGCAGTACTCCTGATCATCAGAGCTTAGAAGTATACACTCGTACAATAGACAACATTAAAGCACAAGCTCGTACAAACGGATTTACAGACTTTCATTTTAGTTTTAGTGGCGGCGAACCTACTGCATATAAATACTTTGGGAAGGTTATAGACCATTATTGCAGTGATACAACTCCTGAGTACCAGAGTATCCACATGACGACTAATCTTAGCCCAGGAAGCAAATGGTGGAACAATTGGATAGAAACTACAAGCAGTTTGCAACGTAGAAGTATTACTGCAAGCTATCATTCAGAGTTTGCTAACGAACAAGAATTTGGAGACAAATGTCTTCAACTTATGAAAGCAGGTGTATATGTTACAATCAATCAAGTTATGGTTCCAGAAATGTTCGACGAGCTTTACGAACGCTTACAAAGATTTGCCGCCAGAGGTATTAATGTCACTCTCAAGCCCCAGTCCGATTCTACCGCCAGTTTTGTGGTACATGGTTACACCGACGATCAAATACATAAAATGCAAACAGGATCTCCCCAACAATGGCAAGGCAAACAACTTGCACAAATTGCACTCTACGACAAAGACGGAACAGAATACGAATTAGATCAAGCAGAACGCTTTAATGCCTTTGGATTTAATAAGTTCAAAGGATGGGAATGTAATGCAGGATATCAAGGATGCGTTATACGTGAGAATGAAGTTAAGCGTAGCTACAGTTGCCACGATGAACCTTTAGGCACATTAGACGGCGGGTTTGAGCTGTTTAAGGCACCATCAAAGTGTATTACTCCAAGTTGTGTAAGCAGTGCTGATAGTAAAATACCAAAGAGGAAAGTATGAATAAGTTTGGAATATTGGGGTATGGCTATGTTGGCAAAGCCACACACAAAGGTTTGCTTAAAGATGCAAAGGCTATTGTGTATGATATAATGTTTGATATGTCAAAAGAAGTTATATATGAAGCAGATATCGTCTTTATCTGTATACCTACGATTACTGAAACAGATATCAATATAGTAATTAATGAAATTAAAGATTTAAAACAGCATAATGCAAATGTAGAAATTGTAATTCGTAGTACGCTACCATTAGGTGCATGTGAACAAATACAAAAAGAAACAGATAACATTATCTATATGCCAGAGTTCTTGCGTGAACGATATTGGGATACTGATTGTTTTAAACGTCCGTTAGTTGTAGGTAGTGACAATGGTATACCACAATGGTTACAAGACGAAGAAATTAAAACATGTTCTACTAAAGAAGCAGAGCTTGTCAAAATGTATTCTAATAATTTTGCAGTAATGCGTATTGCATTTGCAAACGTATTTTACGATTTAGCAGAAGATGTTGGCGCTGATTATAGTAAAGTATTAGATATGTACTTAGACATACAACAAGACCAAACGTATATGGAAGTACCCGGACATGACGGAACAAGAGGCTTCGGCGGCAAGTGCTTACCCAAGGACTTAGATTTTCTTATTGAAACACTTGATGAAAGGGGCATCGATCAAAATTGGTTTAAGCATATTAGAGAGCTGAATAAAAGATGGCAAAAAAAGTTTTAACAGGACACAAAGGATTTATAGGTGGTCATTATTACAATTATGTAAAAGACACTTATGATGTGCATCTGTATGATCAAAAAGACGGCGCTGACAAAAATTTAAGATATCCAAGTGTAACCAGCATGATGCCTAATTGTGATATTGTAGTACATCTTGCTGCAACTAACGGCACAAGACTGTTTTATGAAAATCCTACAGATGTATGTATTAACAATACGCTGCCTACTATTAACTTGATTGAACGTTATAGAAATACTGATACAAAGTTTGTGTTTGCTAGTACTTGTGAAATATTTAATAGTACAATAGATAATGGGTATTATCATGTGCCCACAGATGAAGCAGTGCCAGTTATGTACAATGACATTACAAATCCACGCTGGAGCTATAGTATTCCAAAAGCACTAGGTGAAAACTTAGTTGCTAACAGCGGACTTGAATATCTTATCATACGCTATTTTAATGTGTATGGCACGGGTCAAGTAGATCACTTTATAAATGAATTTGTAGAACGTTGCAAGCAAGGCGAGTACTATATCAAAGGTGATGACACACGCAGTTTTTGTTATGTAGACGATGCTATAAAAATGACAGATATGTTAGTACGCAACCACAACAACTTGACTGTAAACGTTGGCATACAAGAAGAAATTAAAATTAGTGTAGTAGCAAAACTAATAATGGGCATTATGGACATTAATCCTGACAAGCTTGAAATACGACCAGGTCCTGTTGGCAGTGCCAAACGCCGATGCCCAGATACAACACTTGTTAGAGAACTAACAGGATTTACAGATTATACACCGTTAATAGTTGGATTAAGAAAAACTGTAGAGAGTCTGCTATGAAAGTTGATATACAAGACGTACTATTTTGGATGGATGCAATTCGCAATAGCGATGACAAATACCGTACACTTGAAAGCTTTTGGAAAGGACAAGTTAATTCAAAAGTTTGGTTAGCAGATGCACTACGTGTAAATTACGTAGATGATGACAGTTGCATTGTAATATATGGCGGGTGGAACGGAGTACTTGCTAGTATATTGTTTAACAGCAGTTTAAGCATAGAACACATTACAAGCGTAGACATTGACGAAGACTGTCAAGAAACTGCTTTTACCGTTAACAAGAATTACGAAATGGCAGGACGTTTTACAGCAGTAACAGCAGACATGTGTACATATACAGAACCAGCCGACGTTGTTATTAACACAAGTTGTGAACACGTTACACAAGAACAATACGAACAGTGGTTAAGTAATCAACCAAACGATGCACTATTTGTAATACAAAGCAATAACTACTTTGAGTTAGATGAGCATATACGTTGTGCAACTGATTTAGATGACTTTATGCGTATGAGTAAAATTAAACCTTACTGGCGTGGAGAGTTTGAAACACCTAAATATACACGTTATATGATTATTGGTAAAAAGAAATGAAATATTGGTACGCAAAAGATGACACAAGACTTGGCAAGTTCCAAAGACAATTAGAGTCTAAATCGAGTTGTACATTTTGTGTATTACCTTGGATACATTTAGCAACCCGTCCTAACGGTGATATGCGCCTATGCTGTACTGCTAACGCCAGCGGAGCCGGCAACAATCACACAGTTGGGTTAATTAAAAACAAAGACGGTAGTCATGCTAACTTTGGTAAAGTAACTCCTATGGAAGCATGGAACAGTGACTTTATGAAAAATGTTCGTAATACTATGCTTGCTGGAGAAATACCAGCAAGTTGTACAGGTTGTTTTGATGAAGAATCACAAGGTATTGTTAGTAAACGTATATGGGAATCTGCTACTTGGTTAAATGACGAAGGAGTTGATTTTGAAGAACTTATTGCCCAAACTCAAGAAGATGGCACAGTTCCTGAACAGTTACAATACTTAGATTTAAGGTTAGGACACACTTGTAATATTAAGTGTGTAATGTGTAGTCCGCATGATTCAAGCAAATGGGTAGCAGACTGGAAAAAACTTGTTCCGCAGTTAGAAGACGAATCTGTAAAACAACAGCTAACCTGGGACAAAAAACAGTTTAACAACAAATGGCACGAACGCAAAGAATTTTGGGATGAGCTTTATGCACAAGTTCCAAATTTAAAACAAGTATATTTTGCTGGCGGCGAGCCGTTAATGATCAAAGAACACAAAACATTCTTAGAAGAAATTGTTAGACAGGGTTACGAGCAGAACATATTATTACGTTACAATTCAAATGGAATACTTGTTGACAAAGAACTAATTAAACTTTGGAGCAAATTTAAAAAAGTTAAATTTGCTATTAGTATTGATAGTTATAAAGAACGTGACGAATACATTCGATATCCAACTAAGTTTAGTGAAGTTGAAAGCACACTAAGACTATTAGATGACACGCCAGATAACATACACATTAGTATAGCAACTGCTGTGCAAATTTTTAATATAAAAACTATTCCAGATTTTATTAAATGGAAAGTAAACAGTAATTTTAAAAAAGTAAATGTAGGACTTATTGATGGAAATATAATGGGAGGCGGCTTGGTAAATGCACACCTTGTACATATTCCGACATTTTTAAATATTGCAATATTGCCAGAAGCTGACAAACGGGAAGTACGTGAAAGATTTGCAGAACTTAAAGATTGGCTTTGGAATAATTTTACACAAGACGACGAATTTTGGATACATAATCCTAAAGGTTGGCGTCAATGGGAAGGTTTACTAAAGCACATGGATTCGAAAGACAACAGTCATCTGTTATCTGGATTTAAAGAATATGTAAACAAACTAGATGAAATACGCAAACTAGACGCAGCTAAAGTATTTCCTGAGTTAGCACACTTGTTATGAATGTCCTGCATTTGCCTTAAGAGAGAAATTAATTTTAATATTTTTAATTTTTCTTTTCAAAACACTTACTAAGTTTTCCTGCGCTAGCAATCTATGTTTTAAGGAATATTTTGCAGCAGTTCCTTCGTAGCAAAAAATATTTGATAGGTTAACAAGTGTCTTTAGATTGGGATCAATATGGTCTACGATAGATAACTCGTTAAGTAAGTCTGTGTATACGAATACATATTCAACATTGTCATTACGCGGGCAGTTCTCTTGCCAGTAATCTAATGCACGTTGATTGTAGTCGTAAAATATTACACGCCCCTGCTCAACTAAGTCTAGGTATAACATTCCACTTGCTGGTAGTACCAGTTGTTGATATGTTTCATTGATACCAGTGGTCCATTCGGTATTATCGATATGTACATATTCTTCCTTGCAGTAATTAAACTTGTGCTCTATATATTCTGCATGTATGTAATAGTCTTGTTCACTTTCTGGGTAGTAGTGCTTTTTATTGTTGCGAATATTATCTTCGAATACTAGTACGGTCAGGTTGTTTTCAAATGCTGTTCTTAACAAGTTCCAACCGTGACAACGATTAGCATAACCAACCTTGCGTGTGCCAGGTGCTACAAATATAGGTGTATAGTCGTCGTGTATGTTGTCTAAACTACGTACAGGTTCTACTTGGGTGTGTGACACATGCTTTTCTAGTACGCCTACTGTAGGGCTTTGTAGACGCTTGTAGTACACCATATTAATTACATAACACTGATGATGTAGCTCGTAATAAGCATCGTACATTGTTCGATCTAGTACATGACCTGCAATAAAAAAGTCTTGAGTAACAAGTTCTTCTAATGCTGTAAAGAACGCATTGCCGTTAATATATTCTGTACCAGGACTCATTACAACTGCATAATCGTATTGACTAACTTCCTTTAATACATTGTCTGCGTTTTTATTTACAAATACATCGTAACCTTTTGTTTGTAAATTTGATATTGTAAAGTCGCAAATGTTTTTAATAGTGGTTTGGATTTCCCCGTTAGCATAAGAATCTATGTCATCTATAATACAAAATGCAATTTTCACTTTACTGATTCCTTTGTGAGAGGAATATCAGCAGCACAAGTACAAAATTTACGTGTGCATATAATTTCTTGTTTTGGTGATTTAAAAGTTCCGTTGTATATATTACCTAAACTTCCTCCTACTCTACAAGTAGCACGATGTACGTCACCGTCCCAATTAATCATTAAACTTTCTAATCCAGCATTACACTTCCAACTTTCAAATTGGTTAAGTTTGTGTTTGACAATATCGTTAGCATGCATCATGTCTTTTTCGTCTACAATACAGTTAGCCTTTACAGTAGAAGTTTTACTTAGTATCCAATCTAAATCCTTTTCGTTATATTTCATATCGTCAAACCAATCACGATCATCTGATTCCGTCCATCTTATACGTCTACACACATAAGGAATATTATGGCCTTCTAATAAATTTGCCGCAGTACGAGCATTGTCCATATACTTGTGATGCGCCATTAAATTAACTTGATATAGAGTAGGCATACCTTCCATATCTAACAGTTGTGCATATTTAACAACAGTTTCAGCAGCACGTTGACTGTGTTCGTTATCAAAATGCAAACTAAACACCCATTGATTTACAGGTTGTTTAATATACCAATCACTAGAACGTAATCCGTTAGTTGTAACACTAATCCAGTCCAACCGTTCTCGTGCGCAACTTAGTATATCACTAATCTTAGGATGCACAGTGGGCTCACCGCCTGTTAAACTTAGGCGTACAGGTTTGCCAACTTTTTCTAATTCGTAGATTGTATTAACCATAACATCTAAGTCAGTGTGCGGCGAAAAGTTATCATGTATTTCTGCAGGACAGTATGCACAATCTAAGTTACATCGTTTGCCAATATTCCATTCTACGTGAATACTGTTCTGATGTCCCCATCGACTTTCTACTTTAAACATATGCTGTAAACTCTGGATTAGCTGAAAGGAAGTCTTGCCCACGAGTTTTGTCTAAACGTTTATTAAACTCTATACAGTCTTGCCAATGCGATTCATACATGCATTTTGCTTGTAGGAAATTTATATTGTCTTGTATCTGTTGTAGTGTAACTTTTTTAAGTAATTCATTTTCTTGTACTAATGGATATGTTAGTACAGTTTCTTTCATTGCTTCAAGTTTAGTAATAACCTGTTGTTTTAATTCTGGTGGTAGTACTTGTGCAGATAATGCCATTGGATAGTTTACTCTATGTGAATAAAATATAATACCCATATCATTTAAGAAGTAATCAATAACTTTGTCTATCTGCATAATATTATTTGCTTGTACAGTAAACGCACCCACTACTCTACTTACATTAGGAAAGCTCTTAAACACTTTAATGTTTTCTTCTATTTCACTAAACTTGCCGTTGCCTCTAATGTATTCATATACATCGTGTACACCGTCTATACTTACATTTACAGCAACACTTTTAAACTTAGGCCAATAGTCGTGTATAGTACGTCCGCCTTTGATACCTAGTGTAGTGCCGTTTGTAGCGTACTTTATTTCTATGTTATCCCCGTACTCTGCAAGTTTGTCTAGTATCTTATAGTGATATGGATCCATTAACGGTTCGCCGCCTGCAAACTCTACACGTCTAAAATAAGGTAGTAATTTTTCAAAACTTGACCACCAGTTGTCTGAATTATCAAACGGTCCAATATACTGACCTGGCTTGTTTACTAGTTTGTCCACAATTGGTATTAGTATGTTATTTTCTTTTTTGTAAAACTCTGTAACCTCATCCCAATCTTTCCAACTTGTGCTGTCCAAAGGATTACACATACGGCACTTTAAATTACACAAATTATTGAGCTTGATCTCCATAGTAGGTAATTCAAACGGCATTGTGTAATCTTCTTCTAGTGTGTCTAGTGCATCAGGGTACAAGTTTATACGTGCTTCAGGTATAACCCCTGCTGTATGACGCTGTCGCAAGCTCTGTACACCCTGATCTTCA